CGTGTCCTCGAGCGTGGACCCAAGCGACGTAAGAGGCATAATGTTCACCTGGAACCCAATGTAAGAGAGGCAGAACTCTCTTTGCGGTACGCAACCGCAAAGTTGCTCAGAGATTCTGTTGGTTCCAGGGTTGTTCATCATGCTTCTTGCATCGCCGAATTGGGGATGAAGGCACGGATCATTACCGTTCCGCCTGCACACACGTTCGCCCGAGGAGACCTTGTAAGACAGGTCCTCTGGCCCGCCATTCTCGACAGAGTGCCAGAATGTCTCCCGTATGCTCCGCATACTGAGGAGTCCATTCTGTCTCGTTTGAGTGGGGGTTTGGGTGGGTCTCAGATCTTCCTTTCGGCTGATCTGTCTCGTGCTACAGATGGGTTCTCTCATGATGCGATCAGAGCTGTCGTCGACGGCATACAGAAAGCTGGCCTCCCAGGCTTTCTTGTGTCGGAACTCAGGGAATCCCTGGGTATCGGCTCTGAACCACATTATGTTCGTTACCAACTGTCCAAACTCGACCCAAGCGAACGTGCAGTGTGCGAAAGACGTTATCAGTGCGTTGATGGTTTTGTGGAGGTGCCCAAGGTTAGAGGTTCTCTCATGGGAACCCCTTGTAGCTTTGCTATCTTGAGCCTCATCAACGCCTGGATGAGTGAGCAACTTGGACCACGGAGAATCATATGTGGTGATGATCTTTCCGCCGTCACTCATGCTGATAACATCCCTTCCTACGCTAGGCGTGCAGCTAGTGTGGGAAGCGAACTTCATCAAGGAAAGTCTTTCCGATCGCGTATAGGCTTTGTATTCTGCGAAGCCTATGCATTGCTGTCCAGCAATGGTAAGTCGATCAGGTCTTTTAGACCTCCGTCCTTGAAGGAGTTCGTTAGGAACGGTAATGGGGTCATGTCTCAACATTCTGTGGATTCCTCTTCCTTTAATCGCCTCGCGCGCGTTGCGCGGACCATCTACGCTAGGCAGCGTAGGGTAGCGGCAAGGAAGAACAGGCCCGCGGAGCTTCCCGCTTTCTTGGGTGGTCTTGGCCATCCTTGTAAAGGACGCCTCAAGGTGTCTGCGTCTGTCAGACGTAGACTCTGGGAGCTCTACCTGTGTGAGAATGCTGAGCACCAAGGTGCACATGACCCAACGAAGTATATTTCCAATCTCCAAGTGTCCGCAAAACCGGTCGACCGCCGTCTTTTGCAGAAGAAGATAGATCTCGGGAGAGGATGGATAGCTAAGTCCGTCATTGACGAGCCTCATCCCGGAGATGTCTTCGTTACCAACCGTCAGGTCGCCACCTATGTAGCGGTGGGGGCGAACCTGGAGTACCTTACGGCTGGTGGACTCTTTCGGAGATTGAAAGCACAAGAGATGAGAGTTACAACGTTGAAACTTCC